GCACCTTCACCCGTAAGTTTGACCATTCTGTCCTTAACCTTACCCATGAAACCCTCTACATCTCCAATTAGCTTCAGCAGTGGGAAGAAATGATAGTCTATACAATCAGCATAATTAGATAGCAATTTCTCTAATCGGACCCGAAAAGTCTTTATCTTCTTGCAGTAAGGTTCAGGACGATAAGCATAGAGAACCGGTAGTTTTGGGAATCCATGAGCAAAAGGCGTTCTTTCTTCATACCCTTTAGACAAATCCCATTGATAAACCATTTTGTCCGTGATAGTCATAAAGCAGATGACCTCCGAATCATCCATGAGCTTCTTCTTGTACTCACGTGAGAAAGCAATCATTTTACCTTCGTCGTTAAAGAACGGGTATAGCTTATCACCTCTGAATGGAGACCATAACACGCTTTTCAGTTTCTTGGTGGGCTTGACCTTGCCACCGAACGTAGTCTTAACTTTCTTCCAGAACTTCGCCCAAAACGAATCATCATCGGTAACATACCAATATTCTGCCGCTTCTTGTTCGGAGAGCCAGGCACGGACAATCTTCTTGTTTTGGTATTTGATTTTGTTGGATTTAAATACAGCCTTTACCGCATCCAGCAGCTTCTTTTCATCATCATCAGTCGGAGTGCAATCCATAGACGGTTCTGTGCCGACTGTAAAAGCAGTTTGGATGTTCACTATATCTTGTTCCAATGGAATAGAAATACGGTTCACCGGTTCAGTCTTATACTTTGCTTCGATTTCATAAGTCTTACCAGTTTTTTCATCGAAGTGCTTCTCTGCTTCTTTTTCAAGAACCTTTCTGTCCGGATACTTCTTTTTGTCAACCATGATTTCATGTCGTTCCGGATTCCAATCATCCCAAAGTTTGCAACGGTCGGGAAGTTCAGTCTTCCTACCTTTCTTCAGGTAGTTTATCTTCTGCCCGATGTCAGGCAATGCTAATATTTCTTCTAAATTCAATGGCATAGTTTATATTTTTAATGTGTGAATATTCCTGTTAAATCTTTCGGTTTCTGAATCTTACCAAGAAGCTCACCCAATACATAGTAACGTACAGCATCTATTCCGTGATTGTCATGGTCTTCCGGTTCGTTGATATAGTTCCCGTCCTTATCCTTTGCCCAAACATACTTTCTGAACTCGCTTTGCAAGTTGTACGAGCGTTTGGTTATATAAATCTCCATATCTTTCATTTTGTCAATTCCGGCATTGATAGAGCCTGCACCTTTCTCTACGGCATATATCTTGATTCCTCCGTTGTGTATCTCTTGAATCAATCGAGGGTCAGCACTGTCAGCTATGACTTTCAATCCCCACGGGCGAAGAGTCTTGATGATGTCAGAAGAAAGCAATCCAGTACGGTAATCCACTTCATCCAAGTAAAGGGCGTTATCAACGATACCACAACGAATGGAAGCAGACGGGTCATGCGTATAACCGAAGTCTTGCCCGAAAGCAATTTTCTTTGCCCAAGCCGGGAACTCGTCAACAATTCCCCACTTCTTGAACACAGCACCTTCTGCAACGTCAGCCCACCGGCCGATAACCACATGAGCATACTTTTCAGGATTACTCACCTTCATATCTTCCACCTCTTTCAGGAACTCAGGAGAAAGGTTATCCAAGTTATCAAAATACGTAGTATGGATATGGAGCACATTCGGATGAGTGGAAATCTGAACCTGCACACCGTCAATCTCTACCAGCTTGTGAGTTTTCTCAATGTATTTCTTGTAGATGAAGTGATTGGAATCGCATGGGTTCATTATAATGATAATCCGGTTCTGAATACCCTTCTTGCGAATGGAGAGCATTATCTTGTCGAACTCATCTTCGCTTGTCCACTCTTCCGCTTCATCGCAGACGAAAGTCGTAATGCCTTGAATGGATTTCAGTTTTGCTGTCTGGTTCCCGGAAGAAGTCTTGATACCCCGGAACATGATACGGCTCTTAGTCATCTTATTGACTATGTCCGTCTTTGTGGTCTTGAAATATTTCGTGGTACCGTCCAAATCTATCTTCTCCATCATTTCGGGGATGATAGACATACCGGCAGAAACCATCGTGTAACGGGTGTAAAGAATCTGATGAACTATTTTCTCTACGGGAGTCATTTCAAAAGTCAACCGCTCAATAAAGGTAGAAGCATTGAAAGACTTTCCGCTACCACGCCCACCGGTGATAAGGATAATGAATTTCTCCGTATCGGTGTAGAGAGGGTGATATATGGGCTGGGGTACTATCATTTCAGCTTGTCTTTAATCCATGAATCAATAGTGATGCCGTGGTCGATGTCAGCAGGAATATCTGCATCATCTTCAGCTCTTGGAGCCGGTCTATTCCATTGTTCGGGCTTACGGTTTTTGAGCCAGAAAATACCAGCTGTTGTATCAGGTGGTACTTCTTGGTCTAATTCCACAATCTCTACCCGTTCTTTCTCGCATCTGCGACCTTCTTCATCGAAAAACACATCTTTCACCTTAATAGCCTGTTGAACTTTTACCTTCATCCCCATAGCCTTACGATAAATCTTGCTTTCAATGGCAAAATCAATGGGCGCACGCCCATTTTTTAATGCTTTAGATAATTTAGGCAATTTACCTTTCAACACAGAGAAATGCGCTTCACTGTAGCCGATGTTTGCTGCGATTTGCTTATCGTCCAAACCATCACGTGCCCAACCCTCAATACGGATTAGGTTCTGTTCATCATCAAAATCAAACTTCGGCTTTGCCATACTTATTCAATCAGTTTTAAAACACCTTCCCCTTTAGCGAACTTATCATCTGTACTTATACCAAGCAGGTCACAAAAATCAGCCTTAGCTTCGTAGGAGGAGAACGAAAGCATTATGTAAGCTTCTTCATTGAGTTGGCGTTCCTTAGCCACTGCCTTAACCTGTTGCTTAACCTCTTTCATGTGAGCTTTCTTTTCTTCATCTGTTCTATCAAGACGCTTTGATTCTTTCACCGGGGAAGATAGCAAATTATCTAAAGAATCAGACAATCTAATATCATCAATACCACTTATGGATAGAATATCATTAAGTTCAGCTTCACTCAAACCGACATCGGAGTAATCAATATCATTAATGTAATCAGCTATCAAATCAATATCTGGTTTAGTATTTCCCACGGCCATGTATGTAAGCTGTTCCTTCTCAGCCTTATCATCCAGATTTACGACCTCAACCTTAACATTGTAATCCGTGCTGGAAGTACCATCGTATTTATAATGCAAATCCATTGCTTTTATCCTGCGATGCCCGTCTATAAGATTTCCCGATTTCTCATTCCATACGATACCGCCGAGGAAACCCACTTTTTGCAAGTTCTTCTTTTGCAGTTTTACCCTCTCATCAGAATGCCTTTTAGGATTAATCGGATTCAGATTTATTTTGGAGCGCTTTATAATTCTTGTCTCACTTTGCTTTAGTTCTTTCATAATCGTATTCAAATAGTTTTCGTTCCACCAAAGGGTATTCATTTATAACTTTCTGCAAATCACCCGGAAATCTATTACGAAGAAAAAGAAGGTAGTTAATATCCGTTATGTCCGTTCCGGATGATTGATGCTTGGAATCGTATGATTCCGGTTTGATTAAACCAGCCCTGCTAATATAATCCATGACGTCTTTATTTTTGTATTCAGACAATGGATAACACTTCTTTTGCGCTTCATTAATTCCGTTCATGTCGTATGTACGTAGCATCAAACGCCTGTTCATTGAATCGGATTGCTTAAAGCCGAAGAAAGCCCACTCAATATTGTATTTCTCCCTTACTATATCTGTAAGCTGAGCCATGCTGTAAAGTTTCTGTTTCTCATTTTTCTCGCATCCCATATACCCAATGCGTCTATAGGAATAAACTGCAAAATGAGGAATCTGCACATACTTAACATTTGGATATTTATTACAAGCATAGTTTATATAACGGTTAATATGAGATAAGTCTTTAACAACGTACATATAAACGCATACAATTTCTTTAAAGTATGGTGAAATAAGGTCTAAAAGGGCTATACTGTCTTTACCCGATGCCGAGTGAAACAATATAACCCTGTCAGTCCTTTCGGCGATAGTTTTTATTATATCTATTGCCTTTTTCATCATCAAGCAATCCTACCACCTACCTTACGATTAATTCTCGCTCTTTGGGCTGCATTTCTACCCATAGATTGAAAACGACCAGCTTCATAGTCTTTTCGAGTGCGATATTTATTACCGCTCGCATCAGTTGCGTAAGTTTCTCCCATAATCTTAAATTTTAAATTAAACAATCTTTTTACCAATAAGTAAAGCCACCGAAGTGGCTTATATTATTTCAATCCATCATGATGAATAATCTCACAGATATGTAAATAATAGAACAATGGCACTTCTTCGGGCGGATTTTTCTTGAAATCTTCTAGCTGTTCATCGAAATCATGAAAATCAAATTCATCGTGCATGAACTTTATTCCTTCTTCTGTTATTTCGCCTATACCAATTTCATCAATGGCGACATCAAGTGTCCATGGTGCACCAGTACTATAAAAATGAATAGCTTCTATATCAGTCCTTAAAATAGGTTGACATTCTTGCTCGCGTCCAGCTTTTCTAAATTTCTCGTTTTCGTCAACTTGCGCAAAGTCCGTGAACATCTTCTCATATTTGGCGCTAAGCATACGTGTTTCTATGCTCTTTTTACCATTCAAAATATCTAAAGCGTTTTCTTTTGTCATTATGAGCGAATACGCTTCTATCTCTTGACCATTATAATTAATCTTCATATCACTATATCGTTATAAAATTTATACATAAAAGATAGTACCCCAAAGGTACTACCACAACCAAAGATAACGAAATATCTTCAATCGTTATACACGACAATTGGCTTATTGTCGTGAACTAAGCCATTTATCCCGTCTTTCTCTACACGCCTCTAAGGTAGGTGCGCAACAAGCAAAGAGTTCACCACTTTCAGTACGGTAATCGTACTGGTACATTCTCACTCTTTTACCTCTCAACCTAGTGTTGTAGGTAGTGTAATTCTCTTTGCCGGGCTGGCATACGCTGCAACCGTTTACATTTATTGAGTTCATAATTCAAGTAATTGTTTCGTTTTATCCACGTCTACAAAACTCGTCCACCCTGCTTTATGCAGCTTTATAGCTGCCTCTCTGATTGTGATTTTGCCACTCTTGACACTTTCTTTCAAAGATTCTAATACATTCTTCATTCTTAATTCATTTTTACGTTCAATCTTTCTTCACTCGTATAAGCCACTACAAGCCCTGTTTCATCATGCTGTATGGTGATGTACTTTTCACCCCTCTCTATAGTAGAGAAGTCATAAGGGGTTACCATCTTACCCAATACTTTGCCCAATTGCTTCATCAGTGGGGCTTCAGGGCTGATAACTAAAACTAAATCCGCTTCCATAATCGTGTGTATTGTGGTAGCCCAAAGGCTACCGGATTAGAACTCAACCAATATCAATCTTTCCAAAGAACCTGATTCTTTCACCCACATGTGATTATGTCCGAAACCATAATCGAAAAACAGTTTAAAATAAGGGTATCTTACTATTAAAGAGTTCATACAGCCTCTTAACTCGTTTTCTGACATACAAGAAGTTATTTCATTGATAATTTGAACGAAAAGGTGTAAAACTTCTGGTTCATTATTCAATAACGGTTTTTCTATAACTGCTTTTAAAAATATATTTTCTTTCATATCCTTCTATATTGCGCAGGGCTTTCGCCATGCCGATTTATGTTAATGCGTTTTATCCTCATGTAATAACTCGCAGTAAACTGGTGTTGTGGCATCTGTGTGCTTATTGGCTATAAGAACCTCATTACTATCCCAGTTAATATATACCTGTGTAGCAAATGCACCGAAAAACTGAATTTCTTTCGTGCCAAACAATACCACCGCGTCATCATTTACATTTGCAAGTGCTGCAATTAATTCTTTCTTAGTCATATCCTTCTATATTGCGCAGGGCTTTCGCCCTGCTGGTTAAACTTATAATATTGTAATCTCTTTATTGCCTATCTCTGTATCTACATTCAGGACCTCGTACTTTTGAGCCTTGTAGTTATAAACGACTTCACAAGTATTGAAACCTCTACCGTCTTCTCTTTGGTCATAAACAGTATTTATATGCTGATACATTTTATTGCCTAACATGAAGTTTATTTTACCTGATGTACAGAAGTAAAATGCTACTGCATACTTCAATGTTTTCTTTTCATCAACCTTCTTTGTTGCCATATCTTATATATTTAAATTATTATTCAAACTATGTTTTGATTGCCGCACTGCAAATATCAAACTTTATTTTGAATAAAACAAATTTTGATAGAAAAATTTTCAAATTATTTTTTGATACTATTCTTCTGTATTCTATGTATAATTTGAAAACTATTCCTATCTTTGCATCAAATTATAATTTGAATATCATGCTAAGAGTACAAGAAATCTGCAAACAGCAGGGTATTACCATGCAAGACCTTGCTAAAAGAATGGGAGTGACATATCAAGCCCTGTATGCCGCTGTGTCCGGCAACCCTACCATTGGGAAGTTAGGAGAAATAGCAAAGGCTTTAGGTGTAGGGATAACTGATTTGCTGAATGAAGACAAGGAGGAAAACACTATCACTTGCCCTCATTGTGGGAAGAAAATTAAATTAGAGAAAGGAGAATAACTATGCCTTATTGGTTACAGTTTACAATATTTGCTATTATAGCAGGATTAGTGCAATACATCATCACTTACTTCAAGGAAAAAGGAAAGAATCTTGCAACTAAAGAAGACATAGGTGAAATTACTAAAGAAATAAAATCCGTTGAAAGTCAATTTATTAATAAAACAGAGAAGCTTAAAAATAAATTAGCAATTTTGGCAAATGCGCAAACTGACATAACTTCAATGGAACGTCAGGCTATTATTGAGGTTAACAAAAGCTTGTTTATGTGGATAGATTCTGTTTTAAATATACCAAATGTCAATAATTCAATTCAAATAAATAATTATATTAATGCTCAGAATCAATTATATAAAAATGTACAACAAGATGAAATAGTATTAAGACTATTTGTCAAAAGCGATAAGATCCACAATATTCTTCATAAGATAATTTTGGCTTTTCTTAAAATACAAGCCGAAAAGCAACTAAAATGTCATGAAATAATTAAAATAAATAATGAAATAGATGACATCAAACCAGAAACACCATCAAAAGAAAAGAGAGAGAAACTACAAAGAAAAATAGAAGAAAGAAAAACTGCTTTAGAAAACATCTCAGAAAAAGTGCTCGAAGAATACACTACAATTGCCCCAATGATTAATGAATTTAGAGAAAAAAGCAAAGAGCAAATATATAAAATTTTAAAGCCGGAGCACTAAGCCCCGGCTCATTAATTGATTAGCCCTTTGATTCTTAACCGATTTACGATTTCGGTATAAAGATACTCTATATCCCCGCTGAAATCCCCATAGTTCTGATAGAGAAACACGACATCAGCGCAGTTGTCGGAAATTGTACTCTTGGACTGAACCCCAAGTACCCTTGACATCTCTTCACGTAACCCTGCTGTCATTTTTCCACCAGCAAGCGAGCTTGGAGAAAACAAATACAGGATAATGAAAATGAACTTTTTCCGCTGGGTCACACTGTCAATATTCGGCGGACATCCCCTCTCATTCAGCAACTCAACGAAAATTTTGTAGATTTCATGGATAAGGCTTTTGTCTTTCAAAATCGGGGCAGTCAAGGCATTCTCTTCTTCTGAAAGTTCTGATTTCTCAATTCTAATCTTTTTAAGGCGAATTATTTTGTTAAAATCCAGTTCCATAACACGATTATTTTAAAAGTAAATAGTATATTTGCATCATAATCGTGTAAGGAAGAGCTGATTCATGGTCGTGCGTGGGTTGGCTCTTTTTCATTCTTCCCCATTCGTGCTGACGAATGGTTTCTTTTCCAAATCATAGCAAGTGATATATACCCGTTTCCCATTAACATCACATAGAGCAAGGGCATATCCTTTCTCTAGTATTTTAACCGGCTGATTGTCGCAATAGACAGTACTTCCAACCGGAACTCTTATAAAATGACGTACTATCATTTGATTATCTTTAGCTTGTTATACCAGCGTGAAGAAAAAGGGAACCACCCGATTAAGAATGATTCCCCGAAAATGGTTACTTTGTATAGTTTGCTCATGGCTATTTCTTTTTCAAATTAGACATCACACATTTAATCACTTCATAAATGAAAATAGCAAGAAAAATAGTAGTCCATGGATATTGGTTTATCAGTTCATAAAAATCTCTCATAGTTTTACCTCCTTCCACTCACTTTCTATAATCACATGTTCACACTTATTACACCTATGCAAATAAGTTGGGAATGGTGCCGTTGTATAGTCCTCAACAGCTATTTCTATACTGCCACATTCCGGACATTCTATCTTTACCTCTTTGATACTGGGATAATCCCAAAAGGATAATTTGCCTTTCACGTCCTCAATTGGATTTTCGTAGAGAATAGGGTTAGCTAGTACCCAGTTATAAACTCCTTTCTCTGCCCAGATGGAAGGATGGTTTTGTACACAGTCTATTATCTCGACGCTTCCGATTATGGAGCCTGTACAAAAACTAAAATCTTTCCACTCTTTGTTTTCCGGTAATGCCAATAACTGCTCATTGGTAAGTATTGAATCATAGAAATTATCATAATTCAAAGGTTTACCGCTTGAATGAATCAGTACCCTCTGCCCTAAGTATTTCTTAGGGCAGCTCCAAGTACGGTTCTCAATGTCTTTAATACCATGGACTATCAAAGAGGCCCACGGCTGTTTTATGGTTATTGCTTTCATTTTTTATTGTTGTTCTTTAATATATCATCGAAAGACGGAATAGGAAGCCATGCCAACACGATACTGTTTCCGTGAGTCCATATTCCCTTTATATCTAAATTGTTGCTTCTACGAAACGTTTCTTTTTGAATATATGGTACGCCATAACCCATTGTCAAAACGAAGATTTTTTGTTCTTCTTCCGGCAACCTTTCTTTAACGTTAATCCAAGGCGATTGCTTTGACTGCCACTCTGCACCACATTGAAAATCTTCCATACTATCAGCATGACGTGAAACGTAGGTATCCGCGTCAACTTCTTTCAGAACGTCTTTTCTGAACTTCGTTTTATTAGTAGCATAATCGTATGCCGCTTCTTCTACTGTCTGTTTCATATCTTATCCTTTCCACCTATCCTAAAAGCATATACATTACTACTAGGAATAGGTAATAAATTGTTGTTTTACTCATTTCTTTCTTTTATTATATATTGCAATCTCCACATATATTCACAAGGGAATCAAATTCTTCTCGTGAATATTCAAATCCATTGATTACGATTACCTCGTTACCATTTTGGTCAAAATAAACTCCATCATTCATTTCTGTTCCGTTATAATTCTGATAAATATTTTATTAAACTCTTTTTGTCTCTAAAAAGCCTTTTCCCCCATTGTGGATAGTTGTTTCTAGGCACACTTAAGCCATCAGACAATTTGTAAACCATTAAAAAACTTCTATCTGTATAGGATATTTCAATAGTAATTTTGCTTATAGTGGAATGACAGATATTGTCACCACTTAGGTAACATACACTATCACCTACATTAAACTCTGTGTCTATATTCATATCTGTTCCGATTTGAATTTCTTGTTTATTTCTTTTTCAGCAGCTCTGGCCCCTTTCTTGAAACCCTCTACAAAGCTGTCAAAACAGGCTCTATGGATTTCTAAAGTGCATCTTTGCATAAGTGGGCAAATCGAGCATTTTTGGCTAAGCCCTGCGGACTTCTTGGCTATTTTCGTTACGTTTTTCATTGGATTTTTAAATTAATTATTACGATTTCTTTCTGCTGCGACTTCACTCATACACATCTTGCACCAGGAGGTGAGACATCGGTATTCCTTATCCCCACATCTGACAGTCCTGTTATAAAACCGGTGGAGCGGAAGGGAACGTCCGCAATGCGGACAAACCTTTCTTCCGGCTTCCGTACCGGCAACCGTCTTGGCTTTACGGTGTACAAGCGTACATCCCCTGCATTCATCCAGTCTGCCTTTGTATTTCCGGCATTTGTGCAGGGAGATGCGCCCGCATGGAGCGAATTTTTCGCAGTCGAATCTGGGTTCTGTGTGATAGATGTTCATACGGCACTGTCCATCAAATCAAACAATGTGGGTGCGCTAACTTCCATCTCCGCCTCATACAGATATGAAAGACTGTCTTTCCAATAGTCATAATTCAGTTCTGTAGATAATCCCTTACGTTTCAGTCTGATGGCACAATAAGGTACTGTGCCGATACCTCCGAAGGGGTCAAACACCAACTCACTCTTGTTTGAATACCGTTCAATCAGTCTTTCAACGATATCGAGTTGTAAAGGGCAGATGTGGTTCTGCCGTTTCTTCTGTGACTGCTTGGTATTGAGCGTGCGCATACGGGTGACATCATCCCATATCCAATCTTTCTTGCTTACAGGGTCAACGGCCATAAATGTTTTAGGCAGCTTTCCGTATATTTCCAATTCTTCAGCGAATGATACATGTTCCTCGTAGTTATATATATGTTCACGTTCGTAGTTCCTGAACAGATGGCGTATCTTATCTATTCCGGCTCCTTTCATGTCCTCATAGCTCAATAGAGAGTTACCAGAAGATTTCCAACTTGCATGGGCATCTATCTGCCAACGGGCAAGCGAGTATTCACTCTTATTCTTTGTCACCGGCAAATCAGCATAGGCTCGTGAGGTATCAGAAGGCAACTTTCGGAAGAGAAGAACATATTCCGGGCAACCGATACCCATCTTTGAACCGTCCTTGCACATCTCTGTATATCCAAGCCGATAAGTCTGGTTGTTCTCCCTCACCACATCCGTATCCACTGTAATACGCCCCATGTAGCGAAACCCGTGCTTCAGATAATGGAACACAGTCATTTCGCTGAACGGGTCGATGGTGGGCATACCGTCACCCGTAGCGTTGCCGAACAGTACACGGTCCTTTACATGGATGCAGGCTAACCGGCCGGGCTTTAAAATACGCATAAGCTCCGGGGTGAGATAGTCCATCTGCTCAAAGAACTTGCCGTTGTCTTCATTATGCCCGAAGTCGTTGTAGGTAGGCGTATATTCGTAGTGGTTGGAGAACGGGATACTGGTTACAATCAGGTCTACCGAATTATCTTCCATCTTCTGACATTCAAGTACATTGTCATTATTGATAGCTTTCCACAGTTTGCCGGACTTTTCTTCCCTGCTGGCAAACATCCACCGCATCATCTTTTCCTCTGCCTGCAAACCGAACAAACCGTTCTTGCGGACTATATCGGTCATCTTGGCTACCATCTGGCGGTGTTGCGCCCACTTCTGCATGAATGATTTGAATATTTCACCTTCGCTTTCGGCATACACCAAGTAAAGCTCTACGGGATGCTGCTGCATGAAACGGTAGATACGGGCTATCGCTTGGAACTTGTCATTAAAACGGTAGTCGATGAACATGATTGCCTTGTGGCAGTGGTACTGGAAGTTCAGACCCTCACCCAGCATCTCCGGTTTTGCGGCCAGATACTTCAGACGGCCGTCCTTGAAATCTGCTATTACCTTATCCGCTTCCTTATCATCTTGCGAGCCATACACAGCCTTACATCCGGGAATTGCCTTGCAGAGTGCCTCACGTTCAGCCTCCAAGTCGTGCCATAAAAGGAAATGGTCATCCTTGTTTTCCGGACGATTGATAATCTCTACCACACGGGCAATCTTTTCTTGCATGTTGTCCCGACGTTCCTTGGCTGCATCGGCAAGGCCGAGAGCAGCCTCACGGAACATTTTCACCTGCCCGTCACGGTCGGCTCCGGCAGTGGAATTATCCACACTCACGACTTCTTCATGTACCCGCAACTCTGGTAACTCATATCCTGTATCGGGATAACCGAGATCAGATGGTTTAGTGAGGAACAACGCCCATGTACTTACCCATAACCAGAATTCCTTCTCCTTGTGGGGATAGAGGGTAAGATTGTTCGCTTTCGTGCTGTCACGCTGGAAGAACCTTGTAAGTGCCTGCCCGGTATCCATCACTCCAAGGTAGCCGGCATAGTGTATCAGCTCCTTGTATCTGTTGGGTGATGGCGTGGCAGTGGCAACAAACCTGTACGGAACTTCTGCAAACAGAGGAAGAAACTCCTGATAGGTCTTGGTCCCGAATCCACGTAACACGCTCGCTTCATCCAATGAGGTAACGGTAAAGTAGGAAGGTTCTATTCTTACTCCGTCCTCTCCGTCACGCACACGCTCATAGTTCGTGACCATGATGTCGGTCGGGCATATCACCACATCAGCCATAGTTCGGACATAAGTAACTTTCATGTGCAAGTGTTGTTCCGCTTGTGTAAGGAACTCGACGACTACACGCTTGGGGCAAACTATCAGCCCTTTTCCACTTCTATGTTTCAGAACTACCCGCAGTATCTCCAACTGGGTTACGGTCTTCTGCATACCGAAACTGGAGAATATCGCACGGCAACCGCCGGATATTGCCCAACGAACTGTATCCTTGACATGAGGATATAACGACGGGGTTAATTCATCCGGATTGACTTCAAATCCTGTCTGATGGCTGATGGCCATCTTGTCTTTCAGAAATTCTATATATTCTTTCATTATACTGCTTCTTTTAATTTATTCAATCTAAATACTCTTAACCTTTTGCAAAGAGCCTCGGTATTCTTTTTTGCCTGAGTAACCTCTACTGCGTTACCGATGAACTTCTTTTGGTCGGCTTGCGTGCCAACCAACACATAATCTTCTGGGAAGCCCATGATACGTTTCAGTTCGGGAATACGGAGCATTCGCATCTTAATATCAACTATGCCATACAGTGCCATGAACTCTTTAATTTTACGTGTCATGGGGCTATCTGTTTCGTAGATTTCTATAGCCACTTGTCCGGTTTTAGTTGCCACTAAGTAGGGCGGCATCTTATCCATACGGGCTATGAGCGTGAAGCAGGGATTATCAACAGAGCCGCCAGCACTGTTGAACTGTGGATTCATCAGATAGTGCCATTTCCTGTTTGCGGTAATGGTCTGGGAGGATTCCTCTATACTGCTACCTACATTTGAGAATGCAGTATTCATTATCCACGGCTGGCATGTTACCAAGTTTTGTTTCGGTGTTGTGGTAACAGCGGGGCATGGCGAGTTTATATCAGACACCTGACCACCTCCAGAATATTGATTCATAAAAAATGGAGATACAAGGGAAAGTCTGTCTTTAGTCAGAAGTGTAGGACAAGGCTGATTAATATCCTTTCCTGTATCCTTAAAGTTATAAGAACACATAAATCGGCTTTCAATTAAAGCCATCCTGTCCTTCGTTGTGACCGTTGGAGCTGGAAGGTCTACCGAATGATTATGTCCATTTCCATAATAAGCAGAAACAAAAACATGGTGGTCTTTGCAGGTGATTGCACCTGCCGGTTCTTCTACAGACACATTCTTGCTTTCGGGATGTCCGCTGAACTGTTTGGAGAGGAAACTTACCTGTACCTTTGCAAAGCGGTTTTCAGTAGTCAACACTCCGCATGGTTCATCAACTGATTTGCATGTGTCTTGAGGGCGAACCGTATTGTAACGGGAAAGGAAAGCATCCTTTCCTCCGGCTACAAACTTGATAAGTCCAGCATAGATACGTTCAAGCGTTTTCTCTGCAAGAGGCTTTTCCCTGAAGATGGTAGTTCCTTCATCAGAGAAATCAAGCACATCTTTTACCGGCTTCCACTTCTCCAGCCGCGAGAACATATCTTGCCTACCACCTTTACAGTGGGTCGGTTCAGGGAATACTATCGGCAAGTTCTTTTTAGCAAAGATGCCGAAGAAGCGTTTTCTTGTGGTGTAGGCACCGAAGTCGGCAGCATTTAAGATGCGGTGCTCAAAGTTGTAACCGTACTTCTTGACATTGCGCACCCACTTTTGATAAAGCCGGCCTTTGTCCATGCTGATAGGTTTCCCATTCTCATCCATATCTCCCCATGACATAAACTCTTCTACATTTTCAATCTGAATGTAGTCAGGGTCTATAACATCAATATAACGGAAGAGATGTTCTGCCAACGTTCGGCTGTCGGCATCTCTCGGCTGACCGCCTTTGGCTTTCGAGAAGTTGGTACACTCCAAAGAAGCATGAAGCATTATCATGGCATCAGGGTATAGCTGATGGATACGTTCTACAATAGTGCTTATCGGGGAAAGTTCCAGTGTACGGATATCCTCAATAAAGTGAAGTGCATCAGGGATATTGGCATCATGTGAAAGGATGGCATTCTTGTCATGGTTCACACAGCAAACAACCTTTCCACATCTATTTCCATCCAATCGTGCTTCTTCCACACCTTCGGACAAACCGCCGGCCCCACAAAAAAGGTCTATCACGAACAATTCGATATCGGACAGACCTTCTAAACTCCTTAGTATTTCTTTTAATGATTTCATAATCGTGTATTCTTATTTCTAATTTGAATAAATCCCCTTCGTTCTGTTTCTTCTAACAGTGAAAAGTCTTCATCCTTGATTTCACATTCTGTTTCGTAGTTCACGGAAGTATAACTTGGGATATTGAACTTTTTCCGGATTCTTACGATAACATCCGGATTTCTTGTTACCCAGTAAACGGTTATTCTCATGGTGACATCAGCATTTTTCTAGCTTCCTCATCTCCTGCATCAGCACGGTGCTTGATTTCAATGTACTCAGCATAAGAGATTCTGTTATCTCCACGCTCCTCTATCTCTTTTTCACGTTGGTTTCTGTATCGTTCACGCTCTTTCCGTTCAATATCTTTCCGACGTTCAGAAACGTAGTCCAGCATCGCACTTGTTATTTTCAATGGATCTATTGAACCGTAGAACCGCCCATACTTCCCTGACTTAAACCGTGCTATGAAAAAACAGATTTCAGCGGCATTTATATAATAATACTCCGAAAGGAATATCTCCGATAGTTCAGAAAGTTGCTCTTTCGCTATCTTGGTTGAAACTTCTGCAAAGTCATTCAATGAGCCAAATTGTATCTTTAGCCATTCTATCGGTGTTTCATCCCCATAAGTAGAAGACAATAGCCCTAAACTCGGAATGCTGTCATTCAACGCCAGTTCTGAATGGGTTGCATTACATCTGACAAGTTTGAACTGCAAATCAGGGTTGTAATCAAGAATGAATTGTGCAGGATCGGGATATTTATTCAATAACGCCCTCTGCTTCAAGTTCCTTTCTCTTTTTTGCGGCAGCTTCTCTAACGGTTGTAGCGACTGCAAGAACTGAATCACGTTTTCGCTGCTCGCTATCCTGTTGATTTTTACTAAGTCTTGTCCCATTATAGTTTCCTTCCAATATTTTAGTAAAGTTTGCTTGTTTGAAAATCCAATCAAAGTCGCATTTCCAATTGCGGTCATTAGCTCCAAGTAAGAACGGGGATTGAAGAATGAGATTGAAAACACTCCTCACTGACTCTTTCCCATATTGGGCTATCCGGGCTTTTACAGCCTTTTTTCTCACATCAGTCATTGATCTTATCTGCTGGAGTCTGTCTTTGAATGTGGTATTATAGTATTCCATCAATCCGCTGTAATCAATCTTTTCAGAGGGGGAGGGCGAAGAAAGCTTGTCTTTCTTTGATACTCCGTCAGGAGTATTTTCTTTCTTTTGATGTAGAGATATATCTATATACTCTCTTTCTTCTTTCTTTGTATTTGTGCCCTCTGTGTGCCCTGATTTTTGTAAAAGTTCGGATTGCGGTAGATTGTTGTTCATGGACTGTGCCCCAAGTTGTGCCCTTAGTTGTGCCCATTCGTGTCTTAATTCATTGATTTCCTTTTCAATACCTGTGTCCTTACTTGTGCCCTTGGTTGTGCCCATTGGATTATATTCTTCATATTTACATAAGGTTATAAGGTTCATTCCTTGATTGCACTCAACAGTTATCATACCTTTCTTTCTAAGATGCACAAGAAAGGAACGCACCTTCTTTTCAGACCATTTCCAACGCTGTGACAGAAATCTTATGGATGCAGGATATTGACCTCTTGAATAAGAGATTTCTCGACCTCCGATACTCTCCTTTCGAGGCGTTGCCTCAAATCGTGCAGACTGAATTAAGTCTAACCACGCTTCGCAACTGCTAAAAGTACGGGCTTCATTCCACATTTCATTCGAGAAAAACCTGCGGCTTAGCCTCAAAAATCCTTCGTCCATAGTCTTAGAATCTCACGTTAGTTAATTGCCTTCCGTTAGAAAATACAGCCCACTTACCATTACCGCTATCAAACAATCGTAAATCCGACACCTCTCCGAAACGTTTGATGTTACCGCATAAATCCACAATCCATCCACATTCTTTAGAAGGATGCGGGCGGATGGCACGACCGACTATCTGATACCACATGGCAAGTGACATTGTAGGACGTGCCATAACGACCGTATCAAGTTCCGGATAGTCAAAGCCAGTCGTAAGTACACCCACATTAGCTACTACCGGAATTTCACCAGCTTTGAACACCTCAAGAATATGTTCACGTTCTTTCTTAGGAGTATCACCTGAAACGATAGCGCAACCGGGTATTGATATCGTTAACCGTTCCGCTTCTTTCAAAAAACGGGTAAAGGCCAAAATACCCTTCCGTTTTCCTCCGGCTTTGGGATTCATCAGCCTTTGGACGATATGAACGAGATAACCGTAGAAGTCTATCCGTTCATATTCTTTTTGAACTGACCTATCCGTATAGTCGGCACCAGTAGTATTTACTTTCAAGTTAAGTTCATTCCACCCTGAAGGATTCATTGAATAGTAATCCAACTTCGCCAAGTAGCCCATATCTAATAAGGTTGATACCTGTACATGATAAATGACCTCTGAAAAGACATGAGGTTTTGTCCGAGTGATAAATTTCAGCATGGAGCCGAAATCACGGCTGGAGCTTAAACGGTATGGCGTTGCTGTCAGTCCAAGAACCTTACACTTCACTGCATCAAAAAAATCCTTGTACATTCCCTCTTTGGGGTTTACAAGATGACATTCATCCACAATGATGTTCTTGAAGTGGGTGAACAGTTCGGGATGATTCTTCACACTGCCGATGGTGGCAAATGTTATCCGGCTTATCTCCTTTGAGTTAAAGGATGCTGAATAGATACTGCAATCAAGAATACCGTATGAACAGAGTTTCTTGAAATTCTGTTCGAGTATTTCCTTCGAGGGCTGGAACACCAAGGTATGACCGTCAAGCCTTGCAGCTATATCCGCTATGATAAGGCTCTTTCCGCTACCCGTAGGCAGAACCATGATAGCATTTGTTTTCTTCGCCTTATTGTTGAAGAAGGAAACAAATGCATCAGAGGCCTTCTGTTGGTAATCTCGCAATACATAACTCATAGCCCTTTCTCCTTTCGTAACTTTTTATTAAGTGTTTTGTAATACTTGATTAGCTGTTCGTACTCAAAATCAGTCATTTTGGAAGTGCCGGCAGCTTTCACTTTCAGCAAGTCAAATTTCTGTTGACCGATTTTAGCAATTAGATTCACCCGATAGCCTTCCAAATGGTCGGCTTTGAACCTGTTGCAGTGCCGGCATTCGGCATGGCAATTATTCTCATCAAACCGTGTTGCCAAATGTGTACGACTGAAATAGTGCCCGCAGTCTGCTTGTGTAAACGGCTTTATCTGTCCGCACGAGATACATCTAAAATACCCGTTTGGCATTGCATCACGAAGCCGGATAAAAAGGGAAAACTCCTTGTCGAGCTTAGCTTTCAAATCCGGCTTCTTCTTTACTGCTATCCCTGCTTTATCAAACAGAGGTAAAGGCTTGTCTTTCTTCTTGGCCTTTGTTCGTTTTATGTAGTATGGCATATCTTGTCATTAAAAATTCTTACTCCGTTATTTTTCGCCCAACTTATGATAGAATCCAGAACCTCATCGTCATCCAGATTGTCTATAATATCTCTAAAGTCATACGAAGCACCAACCTCTTCTTGGAAGTGCCGTACAATACTCGTTTTTAAATCTGTCACTTCTTGCCAACTTTCCATACGTTACAATTAAAAGCCCCGAAGCGTATTCTCCGGGGCACAACCATTATTTACTAACCCATGCCATTTATGTGGAGATGGAGCGATTCGAACACCCAATTAAGGACTATATCCTTTTGCGCTACTTCTAAGGTTAATTACCTCCTTATATCTCACGTACCGTACTTTCTACCATGTGCACCTCTCGAAAGTCAAAAGCACTCCACTGCGCACCCCCATTTTCGCCCGCCCCATCTTCACAGACCGGACAGGCAGGTTAACAAAGTTACACCTCAACGATTACAATGTCTGGTGCAATCTGTCTGATGGCATCCAACTGTACATCAATGACTTTATTCTTGTATTCCTCAATTGCTTCATTTGCGCCAGCCGACACAAGAGAAAGGGAAACATCTCTACCGTCTACATCAGCGTAAATCTCAACTTCGATTTCTTCACAGGCAAAGCCTTTGAAAAGAGGGATGTTCAGTTTGAATGATTTCGGCAAATTGGAATCAACCACCTGCGAGTAGTTGTCAACTTTGCTGCCGTTTTCCTCCTTGCTGCGCTCAATGTCTTGGTTTACCTTTGCTTTGAAATTCTTCAAAGTAGATACAAGCATCATATTCTGTGACTTGTCAGTAAAGAAAGCACGGTGCATTTTGATGAACTTAGATAACTTGATGGGCTCCCATTTCTTTTCAACGTTGATACCAAACTCCTGCATTTCTTTTGAAGGCTGCAAAATACCGTTGATTTCAGTCTGATAGTAGTTGGTTTCATCAATAGTTAATGCTAACCCCATCTTATCACGATTTACAATGATATTGGTCGCTTTCTGGTTAATCAGTTCGACACGTTTCTCCAACCATCTGAGAGGTGCATCTATCGTTCCATTGATAACTACTCTTTCCTGTTCTTTCGGGTCAAGTGCTACGGGTGCTTCACCTTCACGCAATACTACTTCGATAGGTTTGCCGTTATAGTCTTTCGGCACAACCAAGTTAATTTTGTTTTCGCTCATGATTCTGTTCCTGTTTTACGGTTAATACTGAATACTGTCTTCTGCATTTCTTGCGGCATAATCGGGCGGCTATAAACCAGCTCACCCAACTTGTTATAGAATCCTGCCATCTTTTCCTCATGGTAAAGGATTTTGGCGCATTCTTCATTTTCTACAAACTCTGAACCTCTCTTGATATGGTCCAAGAGTTCTTGCTTTTCTTCATTCAAAGGTTTCAGGCGTTCTTTGAACTCTTCCATAGCCTCTTTCTTTTCAATCTCAATATCATTGATTGTAATTGATACCTCGGCTAATGTTTCTTTCTTTTGCGCCAATTCTTCGGGTGTGAATCGGTGGGTATAACCGATTTTCTCTACTGCATCGGCATTATCCTGAAGGAACTGCCAACGTTCCTGTTCAAGGATTTCTTGTCCTAAAAATTTGTCCATAAACGATATGATTTATAAATTATTCATTGTAAAATTCAGTTACAAAACTGTTAGTTTCCCTTTGAAGGCGATTCATCAACTCGCGCACCATTTTACCCTTACTAAAGACATCATGTTCGTGATACTTCATTGATGGGAATACGAGAGTAAAACATAGCGTCATTCCGTTTTTATCCCATCCACCTAAAGTAGCCCCGGATTCACTCGTTTTTATTCCGTACTCAATTCGTGCATCTTCTACTTCCTCAAGGGCTTTATCATCTACGTTGTACTTTTGCCATACGTCCCAATCGTAAATAGCAGTTGCCAGCTTATCTACAAAGAAGGGGACTGCCTCTTTTTTTAATCTGTACTTTTTCATATAAATTCTTGATTTCTTTGTATTTCCTGCTGGGCGTATATCAGCATTTGATGTTCATTTGCAGCCGGCAGATAGATACCTGCCACTGATGCACTCCAGTTACGAAAACGGTCAATACTCAAAGTCATTTCACCTGTTGTCAGCTCGGCAGAACTGCGCAAATAGGTTACTTCATTGCCTTTCTTGTTGACCGTCTTTCTCTCAAACAAATCACGGTTGCAAGTCCTCTTATAAAAATCAATTTTTGCTTCGTCGAGACTGCAACCGTACTCACTACCGAAATACCCTAAAAGAAGATGCAAGTAGCTGTTTTGGGCAAGCGTGCGGTTAGGTAGTTTCTTTTTCACTTCCACCACCGCACGTTCACTAAACAGCTTGTTTACATACTCCTTGAACTTGGGTATTTCATAATGATTTGATAAATTAAATATCATTTCTCTTCCATATCATTCTTCAAGTCGAACAGCATACGCTAAAAAGGCAAATCGTCCTTTACATTGCCATTAGCATCAACCGGAGGCGGAAAGTTCTGCGGCTGTTGCTGATAGGTCGGTTGTGGCGCTGGCTGTTGTACCGATGTTGTTTGTTGCGATACACCACCACGCGCATCTATTTTATAGCATCGAATGGATACCATACGTTTGAATTCTCCGTCTTGATTCGTCCAAGAACGCCCTTGTAAGACAAATGATACAGTAACAACATCACCCTGATTAAAGCGGTCAAGTTCTGTACACTTGTCACCCGAAAACTCTAAGGGAATAATGTTCTCATACTCGCTACGCTCTCCCGTATAAGGGTCGTAAGTGGTAGCATCTAAAATAAACTCCCGTTTTGTAAATGAGGAACCACCGTTTTTGGATGGTATTTGAACGGTTTGTCCGATTTCGATTATCCGTCCGGTTATTTGGTTTGCCATTAATTTTCTCCTCCAAAAATCTTTTTATCGGTTATAAGTTCTCTGTTTTCTTCCAAAAACCGGATAAATTCCTCACAATGATTAGTGAGAATAGGAATATCACGTTCTGGATTGAAAACGTATGTTTCTGTATAGGTATCTACCACAAAACCGCCTTTATTGAACTCTACAATGTTGTACTCAAATGTCCGCACATCCGAACCGTTCTTCATCAAAGCGTATGGATAAACCAAATGTTGGTGGTGGTCTTTGAACTTCCCTACGGTATAGCTTCCGGTTGTTTTGATGTCGTGGACACTGGCCGGCATCAGCTCGTCAATTACTCCATAAACCAAAACATTGCCGTATGCGGTTGGAAGAATCGCTTCTACTCTTTGTTGGGTTAATGCTCCTTTGAAGTAACCGGAAAACTCTCGGCAAAGTGAGATTGGGAAAGTAAAAACACGATTATTATAGGTAGCTTTCAAACCTATAACCTCGTTGGTCTGAACCTCATCGTAATACAAAGGTTTACCTGTTTCATCACAAGCTCCTTCGCGTATTACCTTATATACCTTTTCAACCTGCACAGTTTCGGATTTCCGATTTTCAATCATACAGTCAATAACCTCATTAAAGGCTGTTCCCTTGTCTGCCGCTTCACTATCAAACGGTTTGCGGTTAATACGGTCTATCAGTTCTTGAAACTGCTTCTGCCGAAACTCGTCTTCCGTACATGGTGGATTCTCACTCCACCCATAATAACGCTCATATATGACATCGCTATTAAGGTAATTGAAGTAAGAATCCAATAATGTTGCATATATACGATAATTAGGCTGCATCTGAGTAGATTTTAGTTTCCTTATTGAATATCAGTCCCAAAGCCTTTACCTTTGCAGCAAACAAACTTCTCGCCATCACCAAAGAACTACCAACGTGTTCAAACTCATTAATATGAGAGGCGAACTCATTAGCGGACTTGGCATCAGTTATAAATTCGATACTTTCTTTGATTTCCTCTATCACCTTATCATACTTTTCCTGTGCTTCTTTCTTGGCTGCAAGCATACCCAAATACGAATTGATTATCTTGGCAGTGATAAAGTCGTTCTTTGCGGTTGGATTACCATTCTTGTCAAGGATGGTAGGAACCTCCATTACTGAAGGAAGATTGCAAGTATTCTTACCGTCATTTCTTGAAGTTGGGTCAAAAGTGATGGTACGTCTTTGGACGCCTCTTTCGCTTTTCATTTCAAGATAACCGAGCAAATCCAGTTCGGTAACGATAGAGTTGTAGGATTTTTCACGCAAGGCAGGGATAAACACCGTATCATCACCTTCTTTTCTTGTGTCGCGATGGGCAACGAAAATGATGTGCTTGTTAAGCCCCGAAAGTGTTCGTGTCATCCATGAAAATTCGGCATTGATACCGCTCCAATCACGGATGGACGGCTGGCGGGTTCCACACTTGTGAGTAATGATGAAGTCCATCATCTTGCCGATGGTATCTACTACAATGGTCTGATAAGCGGACAAGTCCTCTTGAAGAACTTGCTGAACATCGCTCCATGAAGTGACCTGTACCGTGTCTATATTCTCCAAGTGCGCCATGTTCATGCGCTTCACGCCGTTATCGAAGTCCAACAGCAGCGGTTTCGGTGCGCTCAATGCTACCGTACTCTTTCCCATTCCGGCTTGACCGTAAATCATCATCTTCACGGTGGTCGGGATAACTAATTCATTACTTTTCTTAATCAGTGACATAATCGTAAATTTTATAGGGTTATTTGTTCAGATATTTACTCATTTTAAAAGCATTAATAGCGGATTGTATCTCGAACTTGGAATATATGATAGGAGAATTTCTGGATGAGCCTTTTCTTTTCTTATGCACCAATCCTTCTTTCTCTAACTTTTCCAAAAAGTTAGGTTCATACCCAAGTGTCTTTAACCATCTGAACGCTTCTCTTTGCTTGATTTCATCAGATACAGGAGACCGTTTCTTCTCACTGGCAGCTGCACCAAGCTCCGCCATGTCCATGCAGATATTTTTAAATTCAAATAATTCAAGTCTTACCTCCATACCGTCCAGTTCTTTCAATTCGTTCAACTCTCGTTCTTCGTCCCCTTCTCATATCACCCTGTTCGTGATAGAGCGAAAAAGAAAAGATGCACAACAGGCAGAAAGCAACAGCCGACCTAATAGTAGGTGAAAAGTCCATCGTGAACTTCATACCAGCTATTCTCTCATATAGCATGGTTGCCAGTTCTCTGCCGTTCCTTACGTTCAAAATCTCAAAAGCTCTTTGCAGTTGGTTGTTTATCGTGCTGACCGCTCGGCATTTGAGGTTTGCAATTTCTTTTTTCTCATACCCTTGTGCATACATTCGTGCCGTAATCTCGCATTCAGGTGTAAGTTCATTAAAAACTCTCTTCATAATCGTGTAAGTCAGCTGATTAATAATTGCGAATAACCTCAATATATCCGGCTTCCCTGTTAGTGTCCACCGAATACAAAGTTTGCTCCTTGTCTATTATCCGATCAATCCTTGCCAGCCTGTTAAGATCAGCGGTACACCTGCGAAGCTGTCCGGCAAGTTTGTCGCTAAAGTCAAAGCTGATTCTGTCATTCTTCTTTTTCAGCTTTTTCTTGATTTCTGTTCTTTCTTTCAGTTCTTTTGCCATAAGAGTAAAATTTAATTAATGATTCGTGGATGGTAAGGGAATCGAACCCCTCTCAATCGTGCCAATTGTTTGCGCAATACGAAGCTCTAACCGATAAGCTAACCATCCGATTAAAAAAGGTGCACTATCCTCACGGACGGCACACCCAGTACAAACACAATATAAAACACGAATATCTAATCTATTATCAGAACAATGCTTTTAACCGCGTTCTTGAAATGATCAAACTTCCGGTTCAAATCACTCCAAGATTTATACCATGTATTTTTCTCTTCAGCTAATTTCTCGTTAGCCTCTTCCAGTTCCTGCACACGCCTTACTAAATCTTCATGCGTCATGCCTCTTAATTCTTCCACTGTCATAATCGTATAAATTTAAAATGTCGTTAAAAAGGTAGGAGTCGAACCTACTTCTTGTAAGCTAAATGAATATATAAATTAGAATATAAGTTAATACCAACAATTAATCGCTTACACGCATTCCAACAATGCTACTTCATAAATTACCGCCCAGCTGGTTTACAAGGTGATTGTGCACTCATCCCCATGCGCCTTGTGCCGGATTATAGGACTACCTTTTAGCGGTCTGTTTTAAGTTCTCTATAAGTTATTCTCATGAGCGACACACACCCTACACATATAACACTCATTATAGTGATAGAGAATATTTTCATAGGACTGTAAGTAGTAATAGCCCCGTAAAGCATACCGGCAGCACATATACTAACCAATATAGATAAAACGAATTGGATTGTTTTCATAATCGTATAAATTTAAATAAGTACCTGTACCCTAATCGAATAACAGAACCTTATTTCAGTTCAGTACAGGCTATATTGTCGAAAACAGTACGGACGCCTAACCCGTATGCTCACTGCTCAAAGACGATTCTTTGCGGTGTTTTCTATTAATTGTTAAACATTGCACAGCTCACAAGCTCCAACTTGCTTATGTGCGTTTGTTATCTTTGGTTGGCAAAAACGGCTTATGAATTACACCGTAATTGCTTTTACAGAATTTCAAAGAACTAATCAATAGTACCCTACCCGATTCTCGCTATCGGTTGCCGTTCAATCCGTCTGTAGGGCTGTCGTGCGTTGCATAATCGTGTATTATGCGTATCGGCTGATACCTTGTACCCGGCATAGAGCATCGTAGTCCATGCCATCATCTTCACAAGTTTCAAAACCTTTTAAGGCATCTTCCAAACTGTCTATCTCATCCGTTATCAACTGGATAGCTTCTTTTTTGCTATCAGCATTGAACATCAAGCAGACAGCCTCTTCATCATTGTTATGGGCAGCCTCTAAATCTTTATAAAGGCTATCCAACTGCTGGTTAATCGTGTAAGCATTCATATCCATATCTTTTATGCGATTGACATCAGATTAGCTTTTTTGAAGCATCTGAATTCTTGGCGCTCAGTATCATAGTAAGTCTGGACGGTATCATTCTTCTTTCTATTGTCAGTACCAGTGATGGCAGGCATCAGCTTTTCATTTAGTGTACCGTATGCCTCACGAACAGAACCGTCCACTTTTTTGAAGTAGAACTTCACTATCTTCTTCTTCATCTCACCTTTCAACTTCAAGTTAGCCCAAGAGACCTTCATTGCTTCGCTCATGGTGTAGCCATTACGCTTAACGAACTGCCAAGCAAGGCTCATTACTTCGTGTAAAAATTCTCTTGTTCTCATAATCGTGTATTTTAATATGTTTATACTATTTGAAATCTGAATTAATCTTCGTTTCTTTGTATCAGTTTAATTTGATAATGCAAAGATACTACTATTTTTCAGTAAAAAGAATCTATTACTGAAAAATAGTAGTACAACAACACTATTTAACTATTAGAGCAGGTTATACCTTATTATAATATGAAGAAAGAAGACAGAAATAGAAATTGGATAGCGTGGATAGCACTTGGATTAAGTGTCATTGCAATATTGCTATGGCTATGCAAATATGAGCCTGTAACATGGACTCTATTCGATTCTATGATTGCTTTTCTTTCTTTCGTTGTAGGAGCATTAGCCGTAATGGTTGGATATAACATTTTTGGGTTAAAAAACGACCTTAAAAATGAAATAGAAGAAAAATTACAGGACATAAGTGACCATCATGTAATTCATACAGCAAAAAATATGATGTATATAGAGATACGCCTGCTACACATGGCTATGAAATTAAAAAATATAGCAGATATAAGGCAATCTATTTACATGATGCTTGAGAGCACTGAAAAGACTAAAGATAAGGAAGATATAGATTATGTTATTAATCAGTTGAAAGAACTTAAAACACGATATGGATATACACTGTTTGACGATGCATTCACAAGGAAACTAAAGATTAAACTCGGAAGGATTGGCACTTTCTCTGATAGCGCGCTTCTCTTCCTTCAAGATCTTGAAGTATGATTCTTTTGCATTATCAATAAGCCTGTTTGATTCTTTAAATGGATCCTTACAGATTGTTTTGTTTGGCATATGAGATGACTCTTCTATTTGCATTCTCATTGATTCAAATAGAAAAGGATTGATTATTACCATAACTATAAAAGTAAAGCGACCAACTCCAAAGTTGCGGTTTGAAGTTAAGTCGCCTATATAGTCCCTTAATGGGAATAGTTAAACAATTTAGTCGAAATCATCCGCAACTTGATTCCGACACAAATATACTGAAAGATAACAGTAAAACCCAAAAAAGATGAGCACAAAAGAAAGATTTGTTGAATATTTAAAAATCAAAGGGATTGGACAAACCGCTTTTGAAGAATCAGCTGGTTTATCTCGTGGAGCTATTGCCAAAAAAACGGGCTTTAATGCAGATTCAATAGAAAAGATAGCGTCTGCTTGCCCTGACCTTAATATAAATTGGTTAATAACTGGAATTGGCAACATGACAATTAATACCAATTCGTCAATCACTGAAACTCCAACCACGAATAAAGATATTAAAATACTTGATATACGTGTATGCGCAGGACATGGAATTGGATTTGACGGAAATGAAAACAAGGTTATTGGATATGTGAATATACCAGAATTTACTGGATGCTATGGAATAACCGTATATGGTGATTCTATGTACGATATGTACATGTCGGGAGATACAATCTTTGTCCGTGAAATAAAAGACAAACGAAACATAGACAATGGACAGCCGTATGTAATTATAACAAAAGAAGACAGACTTCTTAAAATGATTCATATCGACTACGAGCGAAAAAAAACAATATTGTCTTCCTACAACAATATAGCTAATCCGGATGGGAAAAGAAAATATCCCGATATGGAAATTGACATAGATAATGATGTAATTCATTTATACAAGGTTGTAGGTAAATTAGCGAGAACGCAAATGTAGTTACAATAATAATACTATAAAATTCAACCAGTAGACATCTGATTGTTAACCTTTATTGATAAAGCTATGCCAAACACTCTACAAGAAAGTATGGAAGATGTAAGTTTTGCCTATATGCAAGCCCTTTGTGCATATAATGGATACACTATATCGAAAGCAGAACGAGACAATGATGGTGTAGATGCTACAATCAAGTGCAAAGGGTATCCGTGTAACTCTTCAGACTGTAGAAAACGTTCCCCGATCATTGATATTCAATTAAAAGCTTCATACGTAAAACTCAAAGAAAAGAAAAATGGGGATTACTCCTTTATACTCGAAGCAAAAAATTACAATAATTTGGTTATGAGCGATAGAATGACTCCAATAATATTAGTAGTTTTGCACATGGATAAAGATAGGAAGAAATGGGTAAAACACTCAAAATCGGCTCTAAAAATTACCAAATGTGCCTATTGGGTAAGTCTCAAAAATAATCAGCCTACAAACAATGGAAGTAGTATAACCGTTGTAATACCCAAAGAGAACATTTTATCTTGTGAATGCCTTAAGAAGTTAATGATAAAAGTGTCAAAGGAGGAAGAATTATGAAAGACTTAAAAAGAGCTATAGATCTCATTACAGTAGAAAAGCTTGAAAAAGTTTTTTCTTTTTTAAAATGGCGTGAATTGGACGTTTTAATGAACGGAAGAGTGCGTCAATTTGTTTCCCCAGACGATGAATATGTAGCACTAATACCACTTGTTAAAGAGTTTTCCGATTACTATAGAGTGATGGGAGAAACTTTACAATCCATTGCATCTTTTGAAAACAGAAGTATAGAAGCATTGGTTAATAGAATATTAAACCCATCGTATGACATTCAGAAATGGCGTATAGCTAATAATTACACTTCAGATGGGAAAATACCATTCTTTAGTATGACAGATACTATAGAAAAAATAAAAGACGTTTTAGCTACAGCCTATTTAGACACTTTAAACCCTACAAGATTTCACAAAAAAGTCTATACAACAGATGTCAACAAGAATATTTCAGAATATTCTTTTGGACAAACTGAAATAGGAAGCTATATCCTCAATATATTGTGTCCTCTAGGAAATTACCAATACACTATTTTTAATCCAACAGAACAAGATATTCCATTAAACCGAAAAATCAATATGCGGCTATTGTCATCAATAGACAATATTCAAAAAGACTTAAAGAATAGTAACAATAACAAGGTTGACGAAGACGTAGACCAAGGATTATATAGCATAAATTTTTTAGATTCATTAGTTGACATTTATGATGAAACTAAAGATACAGAGATGAATATAATTGTTGATTGGTGCAAAGATATTGGATTTGTAAATGAGCCCCCAATATCCTCTATCAAATTAGAACCTATATTTATGGAAAAAGTTAACTTCATAGCAGATAAGTATAGGCCTAAAAAAGAAGAAAATATTAAGAAAACATATTATGGAAAAATTGAAAGCATTACAGCTAACCCTAAAGTAGAGGACAGGGAATATGTTCAAATCAAAATTGTTACTATTGGAGATGACAATAAAAAACTTAACATACAATCAAGATTGAATTATAGTACTTTTTACTCTATCGTAAAAATAGCTTTTGATAATGGTTCTAACATAAAACTATCTGGTATCCAAAAAAATATAGGAAAACAAAAATGGATAGACAATGGCATCTTAGAATTGCTAGATGTATGAATCAAAGAACAAACTAAATAAATAAACAATGAAGAAAATTTTATTTTTAATGGCAATACTGCCAATGGTACTGTTTACAGCATGTTCATCAGATGATGAAGAGGAATTAAGCCAAGAGGAAAAGGCGATACAAATTCAAACTGAAGTATATAATAATGTTTTATCAAATATTGTAGGGCATTGGAAAGGAAGCCAACACTATAACACCTCCGTGTATCGCCCCGTTGGATGGGAAGATATTTCACATATTAGTTGGACACAAGAATATATTTTCAACTCTGATGGTACCTGTAAAGACATCGTTTCATCAAACTTGATTTATGAAGGTACGTATTCCATTATAAAAAACAAAGACTATATCAAATATCCATCATCCCAATGTGAACTATTTCTTATTATTACTCATGCCAATGGTGTTGTTAACGAACATGCAATTTGGATGGATGGAGAATATCTACGTATAGGAAGCTCTTTATCAGGAATAAAGCCTTCTGCTTCAAGTGGAGGCGAAGCTTCTATTCGATATAGACAAGTAACAAACTAAAATAATAATACAATGATTGACTTTCTAACTATCGTACTCCTAATATTCGGAGTACTGCAAATTATCCTCTTCTTCAAAGTATGGGGAATGACAAACGACATCAAAGATATAAGGAACAAGTATCTCAAAGACGAGGATGAGAAACAAAGAAAAAACACAGAGCATGACGCTATAACCAAAATAAGTGGCGGTTCCAAACCAACAATATAAGCCGGGCATCATTTCCCGGCTTTAACATGAAAATCTCCTTTGTTTCAACATTGTTTCAACATCAAACGAAAACGAAAAATATAAATAGGTGACAAACAGCAGATTAAGAAGTAGAAAAAATTAGCCAGATGAGCTAATACCCCGCGAAATAATAACGATGCAAAGATACATAGAAAATCAATACTACAAAGCTTTTGAGAAAGTTTTTTTCATGTGAACAAAAAATTTTATTTATCACTTTTGCATCAAAGAGTTACTGTTGCGTAAAATTGTTAACCAATAGTTGACCAAGTTTAATAGCACATAATAAGCAAATAGCCCCGACTTATCACAAGTCAGGGCTACCTAAATTTATAAATTTAAAGTTTTTATGAAAAATCATTGTTGTATCAATGCCTGTACACCATCGGCACAACAATAATCACAATAGTTACATAAACACACGTTCTAACTTAATTGTTCAAACAACATAAATTCTTTTTCCTTTTATGTTTTCCATATTACACAAAGGACAAAGGGAAAAACATTCAATGGATCTGCTACTCAATCACCGGAAACAGAGAAGAACCAAAGGAATCTAACAAGACTTCAATGGCAAATATATTATAGACAAAAAATCACTATAAATTTATGTAACTAACCTCTGTTTATACAGAAGACTTCATTGGTGAGTTTACGATGTATTCAGCTAATGAATAACAACTATATGTCAAAAATGTACAGAATGGAAAGAAAAATTATACTGAAGCATCTTATAAAAAAGAATCATCGCTCAATCGGATGAAACCTGACATTATCCATATCAGCCCGGCAAAAAGCATGAAGGGAGAAATATACCGGAAATTCCTAGAAGAGAAAGAAATATTTATGTCCGCCAATAACGAACTCACCATAAATATAATCAAGGGTTGTATTTGACAACTCTGTGATTGACTAGGCAAAAAGAGGTGTAAAAGTTGTCTTAAACCTCCTCTATCGGCTTGGACCAAACTTCCTCTTTCGTTTCTTTACACATTACGGAAATAGTTCCTCCAACAAAATCCTTCACA